AATTAATATATATATATATTATGGACGAACTACATTACCGCTATTATCAGAGTGAAAATCAAGATGAAACACAATTTCTAGATATCTTACTAAATCGTATAAACGATTTTGGTGAAATTATTGTTTACGAACAAGAAGCACATTTTCGAGGAATTTTTTTAGATAATGAATTACCCAAAGGAATTACGTTAGTAACTCCTAGAAAAAATCAAACAACCGCTTCCGATGGGTCAACGATTGAAGTTAAACTTCATCAGGATATGAGTATATTAGACGATGCACCTCCATATACATTTCTAATGGGGATACAAGAACATCCCGTAAAATCTGTTTTTACAACTATTGTACCAAACCACGTTTTATATGATTTATTATCAGAGGATGCACGAGAATGTTTACAAAAACCCCTATTTAAACAAAATAAACCAACCAGTTATTCTAAGGATATTCATTTTGAACCTCGGCTCCGTCCATTGTTAGTAATGGATATAGAAAAAGGACCTATATTTAAATTAAGACCAATCGATTCTGAAGAAATTCAACCACAAGGTGATAAAGCGATACGTTGTTATGAAGAATTAAAAACAAAAAGAGATTATGCTGCAGAACATTCCAAAATAAAAGTTGAATTAAAAAAAGGAGATATATTAGTAATATACAATCTTTTAACAACTCATACAAGAGATGTTTTTGAGGCTTACCATAATGGAACAGATCGTATAATTTTGAGAACTTATGTTAGCGACTGTAATAATTTGGTAGCTAATAATGATATAAACTCATTATTTTAAAATATATATTAAAATAATGAATGTTAAAATATTATTAATCATGTCGGTTAAACATATATAACCTATTTTTAATCGGTGTAATATTTCCCACCCTTCGATAAATTTTCTGCCGCCCACAACGGCTGTAAATTCGTATAGTGAAAACATTTCTTTTGCTCCTCTTCCTCCTTTAAATCAAAACTACAACAGGGTTTTATATGGTCTATGTGCCAAGAGCCGTGATTTTCCCAACTCATCCCTTCCGTAAATTTGGCTTCTAAATATCCTTTGAGAAATGATAACTCGCAGCCTGTTAAATCCATAGTTGAAAACCCTTTTTCTATATTACGTCTATTTAATGCGGAACCAAGTCGTGAGCGTAAAGTTTTTACTAATTTAAATATTGGGTCAATCAATTTTCTTTTTTTTTCATATATACTATATTTTCTACTAATTTCCTTTACATTATTTTTTCTCCATTTTGTTAAACATTCTTTACACTCGATTCTTAATTTATCCCAATGAGTTTCTGCTTTATTAAAGTCGGTTAGTTCCTTCCATTCTTTACAAGTACAACAACATTTTCCCATAATATTATCCTTTTCTTCATGTAAAATTCTATGATTAGATGGTTGTCCCTTCACCATATCGTCAAAATCATTATCCGTTTTTATTTGTTCCCAAGACGGAATATTTGTTTTTGGTGCTGTTATATTTTCTATTTTAAATTCATAACCACCTGTTGTTTTTAAATGCCCTTTAATTACTTTATTAATATTTGATGTTCGTAATTTTAATAAATTTGCAGCTTCTAATTGTGTTTTATATTCTTTCCAGACATCTTCATTTGTTTTTTTAGCATATATCATAAGACAAGTTTCTTTCTCATTATTCCTTTTATCAACAGACATTTTGTTATACAAAGAAATTCTCTCCCTATTATTGTCCTTCCATTCTTTTGCTCGTTCGCGACAATCTATACATTTTTTCAAGACCTTTTCTCCTTTGGTAAAATTAACCATTTCTTTTTCTTTTCTACAGCCAGTACATTTCATCATTATAATAACATTACTAATAATGTCTTTAAGTAGTTATATTACAATATATATTAGGAGTTTATTACTCACCACCTCTTAACCGAAGTACGAGATGAAGTGTGCTCTCTTTCTGTATGTTATAATCACTTAATGTGCGACCATCTTCAAGTTGCTTACCAGCAAAAATTAATCTTTGTTGATCGGGTGGAATTCCCTCCTTTTCTTGAATTTTCTGTTTAATATTGTCGATGGTGTCGGATGCCTCAACATCCAATGTAATAGTCTTACCAGTAAGAGTTTTCACAAAGATTTGCATATTATATAATATAAGACTATATAATATTTATATTGTTTAATTAATTACTTTATACTGGCGTCTGACTATTAATTCTTCAAGGGGGTTAAAACCAACCAATAATACGATAAAATGACTATATTTATACTTAATATCATTACAATATCCTTTCTAGTAAAAAAATGATACATATTTTCCAATAATGATAGAACAAATTCTTTCAATACAATGAATCCAATACGTGGACATTTAAACAAAAACCGATTGTCTGTGCGATTATATGTTTTTGTGATACTTACCGAAAGTCCTTCTGTTTTCGCGGCGTGCCACCACCATGGTGGAATAGTTAATGTATCTCCAGTCGATAGTTCGACTTTATATATTTTTAAATTTGTGTGATCGATATTAATAATATTATCCTTTAAAAAATTAGGTCTACTTGAAAAAAAATCGGCACATTCCAATGGATTATCGTAATAGTCAAACATATAAATAGTTTTTTTTCCATAAATTTGATTTAATACATAATCATTATTTGTATGTATATGCGCTCCAGAACGACTATTGTTTCCAAAAAATAATAAAATTCCATCATTTGTTCGTTTTTCATCAATTGGTAATGCGAATTTAGTCAAATCATTTTCTTCTAAATAAATTCTTATATCTTTATCAGCAACGAAATTATATGGCTTTTTATTATTTACAATATGTTCAGAAGCGTCATTAAATTTTTTTCGTTCATATTTTTTAACATCCGTTAATTCCATATCTTGGTATGTATTGTATACTTCGACGTCCATACTGAAATTTCTGAGTTTATCTCGAAAAAACTCAATAACATTATCGTGTTTAAAAACAGTCATATTACGGCATCCTCCCCGAATAACATATGGTTTGGAAAAATTATAATAATCTGGTAATTCATCAAAATTTTCTATTTCACCAATTTTTACATACATGGTATAATATAATGTAACAATATGTTTTTAATATGCTATACGAAAGTAATGATAATTATTTATTAACAAGAATATAAATACTTGATTATTTATATTCATATGATGTTTAAACAGATACATAATCAATTGTTACAAGAACAAAAACGGCTATATGAAGAAAAGATTGAACATATACGTCGAGTAAATGAAATATCGAAAGAAATAGAAAATATCGAATCAAAAATTGTGAGAAAATGTCTAGAATATCATGAAACACATGATTATGTATATGAAATAGACAATGGTATGTATGGTGAAAGTTATCAAATATGCAGTCGATGCGGGTTCAGTAACTAGTTTTTATAAATATCTAAACCCACTAATCCATTATTTATTATATATTCAATAGATGCTCCTCCTCCAGTTGATATATGAGTAAAGTTATTTTTATATTTATTTACAAAACCGCCGGTATCTCCTCCACCAACAATAACCCTTTTATTTTGATTTTTATGAATAGATTCAATAAGAAAATTCACCAACATTTCGGAACCATATTTATATTTCTCATTTTCGACAACCCCGAGAGTCCCGTTCCAAAATACCACATCGTGTTCTTCGACCAAATTCCGCAATTTATTCAATGATTTAAGTCCAATATCAAAAAACGAATCCGTTTCCGAAAGGTCTTCTGTAAGTATGTGTTTAGGTGAATCGACAAAATTATCACAGCATAATCCGTCTTCCATAAGCGTTATTTTAGCACGATTTTGTGATATTTCTTGAATATATTCCACCATATTATGTTTAATAATACTATTAATATTTCCACCCGCGATAAAAATATGATCTACCTGTTTCGAAAGATTTTTTAATAATTTTAATTTATCTTCCATTTTCCCACCACCTATAATAGCGAGTATTTTGTTATTACTATGGTTTGATGTAATCGTTTGTAGTGCTTTTAATTCGGAATCAACCAGATAACCATAACATTTATCATCTAATTGTGTTCCACAAATACTTAAATGGTCTCTATGCATACAACCAAACGCATCATTAACAAAAGAGTCACCCAGTTGATGAAAAATATTCACGGCATCTGTTTGACCAATTGTTTTATATTGCGTTTCTTCTGGATGAAATCGTAGATTTTCGAGTAAAAATAGTTCATTCGAAGATTTTTCTAATTGTTCAAGTGTTTTTGATTCAAGTCCACGAGACAAGAATTCTATATCTTTATTTAGCAATGATTCTAAAATAGGTTTTATGTGAATTAATGAATCTTTATCATTCGGTTCTGTCGGTCTACCAGAATGCGACATTAAGACAATACGTTTAGGAGAATCTTGAAGGATGCGTTTTATTGTTGGAATCGCCGATGTTATTCGAAAAGTGTCGGTTACTTTGTTTTCTGATTTAGGAACATTTAAATCCAGACGAAGACATACATTTTTTCCTTTGAAATTTCGCTTATCGATAAAATATTCGTTAGCATTATAACAGCCAATTAGTTCCATCATTTTAATTAATTGACTAGAATAAGACCATTCATTATCATACCAAATCATAATCTTAAAATGATTATTAGTGAGATCAATAGATGCTTTTTTATCAACAATGGATGGACACGTTGTAGTAATGAGGTCAGAACTGACTACATTTTCAACAGTGAGTTCTAAATATGGATTTTGATTTATAAAATGGAAAATATGGTCTAAATCTGTTTTTTTTACCAATTCGACATTTAAATCGACCAATGATACATTATTTATTGGGACACGCACAGATGTCCCAAAGATTTTACCATCAAGTTTTGGAATAATCTTACATATAGATGATGAAGCACCTGTGGTGTGGGGAATAATATTATTTAAAATAGAACGATTGGTGCGACTTTTAGAATGGGCAGTATCTACCACATTTTGACTTGCAGTAGATGCGTGTATTGTCGTGAAATTTGCCTGTTTTATACCATACATATCATCTAAATGTTTCAAAACCGGAATAATCGAATTGGTTGTGCATGACGCATTGCTAATAATTTTCTCGTTTTTGTATTCGTTATGATTAGCACCATAAACAAAAAGAGGAGTATTGTCTTTTGGAGGAGCACTCATGATTATATAGTCAACATCGTGTTGTTTTGCTGTTTCTTCTGTTAAATAAACACCGGTCGCATCAATAATATGATGAACACCGAAAGAACGCCAATTTAACAAGTTAGCATCTCTATTTCGTATGATGTGAATGGTTTTATTATTAATTTTAAATTGATTATCATCAATAATTTCAACCGTGAAATCTTTATTGTATTTATGAACAGAATCACGTTTTAAATAATGTTCTAATTTATCAATTTCAAAATCGGGGGCATTTATAACACGTATATCAATCGTTCTACTTTGGATAAGTTGTAAAAAAACGCATTTTCCGATTCTACCGAAACCATTAATTCCAATAGGAAGCATTATATATAAAAAATAAGAAAGAAAATATCTCCAATATTATTATACAACATGGCTCCTTTAATGTTTATTTATAATCGTTCATATCAGACACAGGAACAATATTCACAATCGATAAAATCCAGCGATAAAATTAATAATCAACAAAGTTGTGCTATGAAATTTAGTGCTTATGCTAAAACTCAATCAAGCACTAAAATAACAAATTGTACAAAGGCGGAAAATGTATATTTCAAAGGAAGATTAATCGGGCGGAAATATTGTATACCATTATAAGACGTTTCGTTACTTTATTATCTAAAATAACTATATAATGAAACGTCCTGTTAGAGATCCAACCTCAGGCACATATACCATGAAAGGTAAGATATATAAAGAACTATTTGGTTCAAGAGAACAGGTATGGAATGGAACTGCGTATAAAACAAAATATGGTTTGACGAAACAAGGTCTAGTAATGAATAAATGGGGAAGAATTGTATCCGCGGATAAACACGTCACCGCCAAAAAAGAGAAGCGTTTAGAGAAATATGGATATTATGCTAAAAAAGGCAAATTCGGATATCAAAAAAGGGCAACAAAACGTGATATAGGAAAAAAGCGCACCCGAAGAAAAACGAGCAAAAAACGAGAATAAACAAATTTAGAGATTTCCTAACTATAAAATAAATTCTATAGTTAGTGTATAATGTATAAAACTACAGTCGGATCGAAAGCCCAAGTATACCACGGAACAGCCAAGCACACATCTGGTGGTTTAACCAAGAAGAGCCTCGTTAAATCGAAGGGTCGCATCAAGTCCAAGAAACAAGTTGCTCATGGAAAAAAAGCAATTAAGAATCTGCGTAAATTAGGTTTCGTAGCAAAAAAAGGAACATTTAGACTTTTCAAAAAGAGTGATGGTAAAAAGAAGAGAGGAAAGACCGAGAAAAAACGTAAGTAAATATTTAACAATTAAACATAAACAAGGGTGATATACATATTCTCGCATTATTTAGTAATGCTGCGCGAATATGAAAATAACGATGTTCACAGTCGTCTAGACGATTTATCGGTTCTTGCCATACAGATTTACTCATTGTATCAATTTCCGATTTTGGATAAATTTCTAATAATTTGTGCACATTCCATTCATACGAAACGTTTAAAAATTTATCTTTTCGATAGATAGAAAATCCATTAAATGCGGATAAACAATATACTAACCCTTTATTACCATCTTGTTTAGCCGACTTATATAATTTATGTTTTATAAAATTTTTCATTCGGTTTACGATAGTTGTATATAGTGGATAATGCAAACAACTAAATGTATACGGATGAATTGAAAGAGCCCAAATATCATAATAATCAAGTCGGTTAAATGATATAGAATCCCATTCTAATGGAGTCGACCTTTCAGTATTAACAATATAATCGAATACTTCTGTATTAATCGGTTTAGAACATACATCATCCATGTCCATCATTATAAAATAATCAAAATCGGAATAGTCTAATCTTTTAATCTCATTTAAAATCTTATTCCGAGCGTTTGATATATTTTGTGTTCGTATATCACTTAATTCGTCTTGTCCAATTAAAAGGGACATCTTATCTTTATAATATTCATTATATTTGTTTAATAGTTCAAGTGAGTCATCATCCGATTTATCGTAACACATAATAATATGATAATCATCTAAAAACTCCTCTATATTTTTAATATTTTGAAAAACGTCATTTAAATATTTACCCGAGTCTCGTATACAACCACATATAAACATTTTAATTGTTTTTTTTGATTGTTTTGATTGTTTTGATTGTTTTGATTGTTTTGATTGTTTTGGATGGGACACTATGTTATTAATAGCATTTTGTATAATATTAGAAACATATTCTCTAATATTTATTACATTATTATTTTCCATTATAATATACTAAAATATTATGATGTTTCGAATTCATGTATATTACTAATTATAATTATTCTTTCAGGAATCTATATTTAAATTGTTCAGGTGTATAAATAGGAGTCCCTAGTTTTTTAGCAGTCGCAACCTTTCCTGTGGTGCTATCTGGTTCTGGAGTAATAACGGCAAACGTTGTTTTATTAACGCTAGAACTCATTGAAGCACCTGATTTTTCCAATAGTTTTTCTAATTCTTTATCTCGGGAACCACTCATTACAATGATCTTTTTAAATAGTGGATGTGTTTCGTCTTTTTCTGAAATAGGATTTGATGGAACAGATCGTAATTTATCAGTTAAACCACATTCTTGTAAAAATTCTAAAAATTCTGGAATATTTTCTACAAAGGATTTGGATGTGGTTAGCGCCATACCTTTTACCGATTTCAGTTTAGTAATTTTCTGTTCCGGTGTTTCTTGAGATGTAAGAATATCTGGATATTCTTGTAATACAAGTTCGGTCTTTTTACTACTAAATCCTCTACCAAACATATTGGATACACCCATTATTCTTGTTAAAGGTGCATTATCAACCTTATCTTTAATACCGTCATGTATTTTCACCGCCATTCGTTCTTTAAATCCATCCACGCTTAACAACTGTTCTTTGTTCATTTTAATTATTTTGGGAATTGTATCAAATCCAGCATCTATAATCTTTTCTACATTTTTATCACCTAATCCATCCACATCTATTCCTTTGAAAAATAATGTTATGTTTTTATTTCGAACATTCTTATCTTCGTCTTTGTTTTTTAACATAATATCGACGTGTGTGCTATTCCATACATATTCAACAGTGGGCATCAAAGGTTGTTCGGCAGGAGTAACAATAGACTGTATCTTTGGTATAACATCTCCACTGCGTATTATTTGTATTACTGCACCAACACCGATTTTATTTTTTTCAATAAAAGAGCCATTAAATCCTGTCGCATATTCGATTTTAACACCACCTAAATGGACGGGCTCTAAACGGACACGGGGTTTAAGATAACCATCCTTACTAGCTGCCCATATTACATCTAATACCTTTGTTTCCGCCATTTGGTCAGAAAGAACCATTTTAAATGCGAACGAATGATCTGGATTTCCTGATTGTCTCTTATATATTTTATCATCTGTAACAATAACGCCGTCGATCTCATATTCGTAATTTTCACGCCATGAAACGAGGCGTTTAGATAGTTCATCGTTATTAATTTCAGTAAGACTTTCATTTTGAACTGTATTGAAACCAAGTTCCTCTAATTTTCTCATTTGCTCACTCGGTTTCAATTCGGGTTTAATTAACTCATATGCTATAAAATCCATATCATTGACTGTATCATTTATGGTAACACGATTAACTGTTCCTGCTATAAGATTACGTGGGTTGGCGAATTTATCCGCATATTTAGATTTGAATGTGGATTTTTTCATTATAAATTCTCCTCGCACCACAATATCTTTGGTAGTAGGTAGTTTTAGATAAGATATGAAATGGGTTACATTTTGGCCTACCTTACCATCACCGCGTGTATACAGTGCTGATTTTTCACCTTCGGTTGTGTATAATCCACTAACACCATCTAGTTTACAAGATAATACATAAGGACCTTTATATTTTGCTTTCCATGAAGGAAGTGCCTTTGTATCAGGTTTTATCTTGTCCATTGAAGCCATTTCATAAGGAAGATTGACTTTATGTTTCCCAACAGGTGCTCCAATCTTACCTACCACTGTATTTTTCGGAAATTTTTCTTTGATATAATCTTCTAGAATATCGTATTGATTATCGGATATTAAAGGTTGTTCATCTGGACCTAGATTACGATATACATCATTTGTTTTAATAAGCATATCATTCAATGTTTTCTCATTTATACTTTCCAAAACACTCAGTCCTCCTGTTTTATAATGTTCAATCATATGTAAAACTGAATCTTTTGTTAAAGGCGATTTTTTACAAATAGGACATGATTTATTAGACTTTACCATTTTAGATATACTTGGAGATTTGTGTTTAATTGTTTTGTTCTTTTTAATTTTTTTTTCATCTTTTTCCCTATTTTTTCTTGTCTTTTCTGCTTCCTTTTCTGTTTTTTTTCTTGTCTTTTCTGCCTCTTTTTCTCGGAGTTTCATTGCTTTCACCTCCTCCTTTTCTTTTTCTGCTGCTTCTTTGGATGCTATCTTACGCATTTTTTCTTCATTTTTTAATCGTTCACGTTCTTCTTTATTTATTTTGCGTGTTAAATTTTTCGTTTTTTTTTTGGCGGATTCATTCTTTGGTGTTGGTATTTTGACCGTTTCTAGTATTTTAACTTCCTGAGGCATTTTGATTTGTGGCGAACCAGTCATTGGTATAACCGAACGACCATCAACTCGTTCATGGGGTTCTTTATAGACCATTTTTAAAAATTTAAAAATATCTTGTTCATCCGCAAATACGCGGTCAAATTTAGGACCCTTCTTTTTACCATCCATAGTATGAAAGCCGTGTTCATTAAGTGTATAACCCATTGTTAATGCACGTCCCCTCATAACAGTATTAAAGAACTTACTTCCAGTAAAATACAAGACAGCAAATGGATATTCACTTTTCGATGTATACATAAAATCCACACGCCGAGCAGTATTAGAGCCGGGTAATTTAGCAACGACTAAACTTTTTGTAGAACCACGAGATAGTAACCCATCATGTGTAATAATTTCTTTCTCAACTAGTTTATCTACAAAATCAACAAATACCTTTCTATCCTCGCCGGTAATAATAACGTCAATATCTCCTGAATTTTTAGCACCGCGACGGTAACTACCTACAATCTCAAACCGTGCGTCTGATGTTTTCACGAGGTCAAATGATTCGGTCAAAATTTTATCAAATTCAACTACTTCACTTCTTGGAATGCGTTTTAAAATATCTTCGTAATATTTCAACCCCACCTTTTGTTTCTCATTAAGAACATTGTCTTGTTGTTTTCTTAAATCATCGAGAGTTGTTATACTGTATTTATCAACAATTTCTGCCGCTTTTTTTGGACCAACACCATATATATCAGAAAATATATTACGAGGATCATTTTTCTCACGTTCGATAACGCGTAATGTTCCTGTAGTAATATACTCTTTGAATTTTTTAATAATGGTTTCACCTACACCTGGAAGTGAAGTCATATTTTGATAATTCGTCTCGTTAATTTCATCGGGATAGACAATAAGACTTTCTTGTGCTTTTTTATACGCTCTTGAACGAAATGGTTCTCCTTTTTTGGCCATCATATTTCCGAGAGTATCGACCAAATCAATTAGTTTCTCATTTAAACGTCCGGTTAACATGGGTTTATCACTTTCGGCTTCGACAGGAGGAGTGAAATTTTCTTCTATTTCGTCTTTAGAAAGATCCCGTTTTTTTGTTTTTCGAATGGTTACTTTTTTTCCTCGTTTTGGTTCAGTATTGCCTTGAACCTTTTCTATAAATTCATTTCTGTATTTATCATCTATTTGTTGTTTTATATCTAAAGATGATTCCATATATAAAGTTATGGATAAATTATTTTTATATCATTGATAATTACCAATAACAAGCGCCTTCTACTTTCTCGCAATTTTTGGGTTTCTCGCTATCTTTTGGGCGCTTCCAAAATTTATTATGATATAATTTCACCGCATCGGGACGTTCTTTTAACCATCGATTTCCCAATATACCAAAATACATTTGTAGTACGCCTCCTACATAAATGGCGGATTTCCCTTTTAAATAAATATGAGAACATATTGGATTCGCATATCCTCCACAAGATACCAACGCTACATCAAAACGATTTAGTCTTTCATCTATCCGTTGTTTAAAATGGTCAAATTCGTAATAAAATGCCTCACTCGGTTCATCTGCTTGAGTCTGTGGAGGTTTTAATAATTCAAAAGTGCAATCGGGAAAAAGGTCAACACCGTGGAATAACTTATCTCGAATGGGTAATTGTTCCCGAATGGTATCGACGAATGGTGAAATAATAAGAATCCGTTTTCCTTTTAATGATTGTGTCCAAGGATTCGAAAAAATAGAATGAAAAATATCAAAAGTAAGTGCCCAAAACATATGTTTGGTTTTATACTGATTCATCATGTATGCGTGAGATTGCGAAATATGACCAATATAATTGCCTTGGGGTTCCCAACCTGCGAAAATATCACAATCTTCGAAAGCAGATAGATACAATTTGGAATATGACGTGATGCTCTGTTGGTCGGTCAATCTAATACCGGCGTTGTTTTTCATAGCATATAGTGTCTTGTTAATATATTGTTGTAATTGTCCGACGTCATCAATTAACCGATTATTAATGACGTGTTGGAAAACGGCCACATTATTTTCGATTCCCGATATTCTTGGAATAATAAAATTATCATTTACGTGTAATTTTTTTGCGATATAATCATGTAACAAATCGTTATCACTAGACATAAGAGTGTTGTAATTATTAGACCAGACCGAAAATTGTCCCATATTTATTCCAAGACAATTGGGCATATATAGTGGGTCAAAATCATTTGGGATAACGACTCCCCATGGAGGGGGTAACGCATCTTTTATTGTATAACTTCTGAATTTTTCTTTATGAACATGAAGTGTTCGTAAATTTTTCGGGTCATTTATAATTTCATATCCAAGAATAGTCATTAAATAAATTAATTTATTATCACATCCGGGTTTTCCAAATTCAAATGAGAATATGGGTTCTGAAAAAGTAGGAATCGCGAAATTAGAGTGTAAAATCCAAACATCCTGGCTATCGTATCTTGGACCAAATATTTTAGATTTAGATACATCTTTAAAATTATAATCGTATCGAAGAATCGCACCAAATAATTGTTTTGTATGAAAATAGGAGTGTTTTAAATTATCAATGGCGTCATCGAATAAATATATATCGGAATTCAATAAAATAAGATAACCTTTTATCTCATTTTTACGAATATAAACAAAAACGTCTTGGAACGTAAGACGTTTATTAATATTGGTTTGAATAATTTTATCAGACCATATGCCTAATTCCTCTCCTGTATATATTTTTTCTACAAGTAGATGAATGAAATCGATATCTGTATTTTCAACGCATTTTTTCAAACAAAATTTTATCTCATTATATCGGTCTTGGGTTTTGGGTATAAAAAACTGATTAAATAAATGGACATTATCGTTATTTTTAACAGTATTTATATGTAATTTCTTGGACTTTACAACAAGTTTCATTATTAGTAGAATATAAATCGTTTTTATTACAATTTATAAATATAATATAATTTATACTACACTATTTAAACTATATGAATTCCACAGATTTTCATTGGCGTGAATATTTAATAGCGAATACAGATTTAATTGATGGCGGAATTATTAATGAGAATGATGCATTAAGTCATTGGAATGATTTTGGACGCAATCAAAATCGCAAATTGAAATCAGATAAGTTCGATTGGAAACAATATATTGCTATTAATCAAGATCTAATAAATAATGGATTCATTACAAAATCTCAAATAGAAGAACATTACATAGAATGTGGATATAAAGAAAAACGGACAACATTATTAAAAGATTTTGATTGGAGATTTTATATAACTTATAATAATCATTTATTAAATTCGGGAATTACAAGTCAAACTCGAGCAATTCGCCACTGGATTTCTTATGGTTCATCGGAAGGATTAATAACAACCATAAAACCACTACAAGATACATATGATAAATTTATTAAACATTCGTACAATAATGCATTTAATATTTACGATAAAAACATAAAGGTTACCGTTTTCGACAAAATACCGTATGAAATTGTGATATTACCGGAAAAAAACATACATATTATTAATCATCTTAATACACATTTATTTAAAAAATTAGAATTTATTCCTACTCTAAATGAGATTTTATATCGGGATGATTTAATATTAATAGTTGATTTCCCTTGTTTGGGAGGCGGATGTTCATTTTTTATAAATTCGATTATAAGTAATTATAAACACACCACGGGTTTTCTAATTGTTCGAAATTTTAAAAATAAGATTTATTGGTATTTAAATGATGAGAAAATTGTAGATATAGCTATGAACGACGAAGAAGCAATCGATATATTGAATAGCTTTTCACATACGATAAAAAAAATTTTTATTAATTCAATTGTAGGTCATTCTGATAAATTTATTAATGCGATTTTCAAGTTAGATAAAGAAAAAACCACAGTAACGCACGATTATAGTTTATTTTTCGATAAACCACAAGTATTATTTCATGAACTGAATGAGTTATCGAGACATAATAAAATAAATGTGCATAATTTTGATCGAATTGTTACACAACATATAGGTAACTTACATACATTAGGTAATTCACTGGATGGATATGGTAATATTGTTGTTTCGGAACTGCCTGATTTTTATATGAGCGGAAAAAGAATAACATCTAATTCAGATACCTTTATAATAGGTATTATAGGTTATATATCAGATGTGAAAGGATACGTGTTATTAAATGAAATAGCAAAAAAAATAGCCAAAAAGAAAAATATTGAAATAGTTATTTTTGGAAAGGCACATATTTCAAAGATAAAACAACAATTTTCATATGAAAATATCGAGGATTTAAATAAGTTATTGGAAAAACATCGACCAAATATTTTATTAGAGTTATCAATATGGCCCGAATCATTTTCATTTACATTAACGCTAGCAATGCTTACTGGATTGCCTATTATTTATCAAAACAAATTTATGAATAACACAGTCCAACGTAGATTAGCTTTGTATAAAAACGCACATATGTTTGATAATGTCTATGAATTAAATGTAGATTGGTTAATGAGTAAGGGACAGCCATACTTTAATTTAATTTATCCATCGATTAGTTTTCCTCCGTTTTGGGATTATTATTTCAAAAATAACGAACAATATATGCCTTATAAATTATTAAATCAAGAATATAATGTTGTTATGATTACAAGCAAGGTATATACATCGACGACACCATTCACATATACTCCACAGAGATCGATATATAGTCCAAAAGAACGGTTTGAACAGACATTAGAAACAATTCGAACTGTTCGAAAACACATACCGAATAGTTTTATAGTATTATTTGATAATTCTACCAGTTTTACAGACGATGAATTTATAATATTAAAATCATATACCGATTATTTTATTAATAATTGTAATGATAATATTGTTAATAATTTAACAAACCATAGTGTTCATAAATTATATGGTGAAATAGCACAAACATATAAAATTATACAGTATTTAAATATTTATCATAAAGAGATGAACATAAAGAATATATTTAAAATAACGGGAAGATATCTGATTAACGATAACTTTAGTTATAATACATATGAGAATGAAGATATTATTTTTAAACGTAATAATGATGTAGAAGATAGACTATATTATTTCACGTGCTTTTATAAAATAAGTAAGAAACAATACAATTTTTTTAGAGATACCATTTTCCAATTATATGAGGATATACAACACTCCGCATATGAATATGAAGAATGGGAAGTTTTATTACCAAATCTACTGTATGGTCATTTTAAATGTGTTGATGAATTAGGAGTAACCCAAAATATAGCCGTATGGGACGATAAAAGTAATATTTAACTATATCAATTAATTAATATATATATAGATTATTATAATATATATATGAAAGATACACGATATATATATATATTTCTATTTTAAAGTATAAAATAAATGTTTTTAATATTTGATACTTATGCTGGATTATGTAATCAAATGTATGATATACATACTGCTATAAATTTTTGTTTAATAAATAATATTGAATTCACTTTTCGATATGCTGCATTAAGGTCAAATAAAAATTTAACCCAATGGTATAATACTGATTTTAATAATATATTTGATGATAGTTTCATAAATACATCATTATATAAACCTTTTCATACAATTCATTCAAATGAATATAACACATTTAATTACGATTCCGATGTAAGATGTATCGAGTGGTTAAATGTAGATAAAGCCATATATCCCCAATTGGAACAAATAAATAAACAATTTATTATAATGAGACAATTTTGGAGTGTTTTTACAAATTTTAAAGATGTGGAATATTTTTATAACAAAATTCTACCATCTCCCAAATTAATATCATTATATAAACAATATATCAAACTTCCTGATAAATATAATTTAATCCATTATCGTTATGAAAGGGATTTTATCGAACATTTTAACATAAAAAATCATCGGAAGTTATGTGATATTATAGAAAACTATAAATTTAAAGATAATACGTTGCCAATTTATATAGCAACCTATGAAATTGCGAAAATACCCCCGGAATATTTCACAAAAAACGTCACATATTACAATA